ACAGGTGACTGGCACAATAACCGTGCAGCTATCAACATCGTCACACTTAATTACAGTTTACGAGCACTGGAGTTATTAAATGCAGCTTTTGATGTGGTTTACTTTATTCCCGGTAATCATGATTTATATTATCGAGATAAGAGAGATATACAATCAGTGGAGTGGGCGAGACATCTCCCTAACGTCCGCATTGTTAACGATTGGTTTAGCGACGGTGATGTTGTTATCGCTCCTTGGTTGGTTGGTGATGATCATAAACGGGTTCACAAATTAGAAGGCAAATACTGTTTCGGACACTTTGAACTGCCACACTTTTTCATGAATGCTATGGTGCAGATGCCCGACACCGGTGAAATCAAAGCTGACGCTTTCCAGGGTTTTGAACGGGTATTCAGTGGACACTTCCACAAACGCCAAGAAAAGAACAATATCGTCTACCTAGGTAACTGTTTCCCACACAACTATGCCGATGCTGGTGATGATGCCCGCGGCATGATGATATTAGAGTGGGGCAGTAAACCCGAATATCGCACTTGGCCAGGACAGCCTAGATATCGTGTGTATAATCTCAGCGATGTCCTACGCACACCTGAAGCACTGTTATTGCCCCAGATGCACTGCCGTGTTAATCTCGATATCGACATCAGCTACGAAGAAGCCACATTCATCAAGGAAACATTCGTTGGCAGTTATAATCTGCGCGAACTGACATTGATACCTGTCAAAGATACTACCATCGGCAGTGACATCATGCTGGGCAATATACAATTTGAAAGCATTGACAGTATCGTTACCAGCCAATTGACTAATATCGCCGGCGACGGACACTACGATCCAAATTTATTGTTAGATATCTATAGGCATCTGTAATGGTAGAATTACATAATCAAGCTGTTGATATACTAAACAAAAAATTTAACATTTTGTTTGCTATAGACTGTAGAGATTTTGATACTAACTATCAAACGTTGGATTCTCTTTTGCGTAGTATTAAAAAAGACCAATTTGACTTCAATGATAGAATATTGCTAGTCCATATGGATACCGATTATTATGATCCGCTACTGCCTTTTGGTCTTTTTCCTATAAACGTCATTCGTTTTTTTAAACAGCACGATATTCCACTGTTTGTATTGTTATTAGTTACCAACCATATAGGCATTAAAAAAGAATTTGAATTACTTTTAGCTGATCATTCTAAAGATGATTATCCAACTATAGTCGAAACATTGCTTTCTAAAGCATTGCTCACTGACTCGATCGACGTTGATTTGGATATTGACACAGGCCGTATCGAAAAAGCCGGATTGTGTATGATGGGTGCGAAACGATCTCATAGAATCGCTGTGTGTAACTTTTTAAAAAATAATAATCTATTAGACAAAGTAGCATTACAGACTAATTTTAATTAACGATGTCATTACTACTCACTTACCCACTTACACGTATAAATGACTGCTTTGTAAAAGAAGGGTCAACCATGCCGTTTGACTTTAGCGACATCGTCATTGATTTTAAAGATCCTATAGTAGAAGGCAAGCCCAATGTTGATCATAGATTCCAAGCTAAATTCTATAAAAAAATAGCAGTCGACATCGTTACTGAAACTACATTTGATTACCCTTACCCGTTCATTACTGAAAAAACCTATAGAGCATTTGCTTCTCTCAGACCTTTTATACTCGTTGGTCCTTATGGTACTCTAAAATTCCTAAAAGGTCTTGGCTTTAAGACATTTTCTGTTATAATAAATGAGTCGTATGATGAAATAGAAGATCCAGAGTTGCGATTTCATGAAGTATGCAACTCTATTAAAGAATTTGTTTCTAGACCGTTGGAAAAAATAAAACAAGATTTAATCAGCATAGAAGACATTCTGATTCATAATCAACAGCACATACTGACAGTATTCGACAAAGAATTAAAAAAATTTGAAGAGCAACTTTAAAAATGTTTAAAATAAAAACCTTAACTGTTAAAAACTTCATGAGTGTTGGTAACTCGACTCAGGCTGTTAATTTTGATCGTAAAGATCTTACATTGGTCTTAGGTGAGAATATCGACCTAGGTGGAGACGACACAGGGGCACGTAACGGTACTGGTAAGACCACCATCATCAATGCGTTATCATATGCGCTGTATGGGCAAGCACTGACCAACATCCGCAAGGACAATCTAGTCAATAAAACCAATCAAAAGGCCATGCTGGTCACCATCGACTTTGAAGTGCAGGGCATAGACTATCGTATCGAGCGTGGTCGCAAACCAAACGTGCTGAAATTCTACATTGGTGATCAAGAACAAGAAGCCAAAGACGACAACAGTCAAGGTGACAGCAGAGAAACACAGCAAGAAATTGAACGCCTGCTGGGCATGACACACGACATGTTTAAACATGTGGTGGCACTGAATACCTACACTGAACCTTTCTTGGCCCTAAAGCCAAATGATCAGCGCGGTATCATCGAACAACTGCTGGGTATTACCTTATTAAGTGAGAAAGCTGAATCACTTAAAGAGCAAAGCAAGGCCACAAGAGATGCCATACAGCAGGAAGAAGCCAATATTAAAGCAGTGCAAGATGCCAACAAGCGTATCGAGGAACAGATTGAAAGCCTACAGCGTCGCCAGATGCTGTGGTTAACCAAACACAAGGACGATGTGCGTAAACTGCAAGAAGCTCTAGATGAACTATTAAAATTAGATGTTGACGCAGAGTTATCTGCACACAGTGATTTAGAAATATACACGCAAAAAAGCAAGGATATCGCAGAATTAAACAAGGCCATAGCCCGAGCAGATCAAGATCAAGCTAAAGAAGAAAAGACCATTGAGAAACTCAAGAAGGAAATAGAAGATCTCAAAGCACATAAATGTTATGCCTGTGGTCAAGATTTACATGATGAGAAACATGAAGAAGTCCTAGCAGGTAAAGAAACTGCACTTCAAGAAGCTGCCCAGCAATATCTAACCACCAATGGTCAATGGATAGAACTAACAGGCGCACTGAAAGAATTAGGAGAGCTTGGCATCAAGCCCACAACATTCTACGATGATAAAAGCCTTGCTGTCCAGCATCAAGGCAGTATCGCGAACTTGCAACAACAGTTGACTAACAAACAATCTGAGGAAGATCCTTACAGTGAACAGATCGAAGAAATGAAAACCACTGCGCTGGCAGAAATCGACTACACTGTGATGAATGAGTTGGCTAGACTCAAAGAACATCAGGAATTCTTATACAAATTATTGACTAATAAAGATTCATATATACGTAAGAGAATCATCGATCAAAACTTGAGCTACTTGAACGCTCGACTGAGCCAATACCTAGATCGTATTGGCTTACCCCATACTGTGGTGTTTATGAATGACCTAAGCGTCAACATCACTGAACTAGGACGTGAACTAGACTTTGACAACTTGAGTCGTGGTGAGCGTAATCGCCTGATACTTTCATTATCATGGGCATTCCGTGATGTGTGGGAGTCGCTATATCAACCAATTAATTTATTGTTTATCGATGAGTTAGTTGACAGTGGTATGGATGCATCAGGTGTAGAAAATGCCATGGCCATACTTAAGAAGATGAGCCGTGATGCACACAAATCAATTTGGTTGGTATCACACAGAGATGAGTTGGCTGGACGAGTAAATAACATATTAACAGTAGTCAAAGAAAATGGATTTACATCATACAACACCGACATCAATGTTGTTTAACCTAAAACACCTACACATTGAGATCAGCAGCAAGTGCACCTTGAAATGTCCTCGCTGTCCCAGGACAGAATTAAAAAATCCCAATCTTAATCGTGAAATTTCTTTAGAAGAATTCCGCAAGGCATTTCCTTTTGACACACTGAAATCTATAGAAAGCATCGCTTTCTGTGGTGACATTGGTGATCCCATCTATGCACGAGATTTTTTAGATATCTGTGAATACATTAAATCTAACAGTAGTGTGATCCTACGTATAACCACCAACGGCAGTTACAAAGATTCAGCGTGGTGGCAACGCTTGGGGACTATATTAACCAATGAAGATCGTATACGATTTAGTCTAGATGGTTGGGATCAGGACAGCAACGAACGATATAGGGTCAACAGCGACTGGGACAGTATAGTATTGGGTATAGAAACTTTACGAAGTTCTAGCAAATGTGTCATGATCTGGTCTGCTATTTGCTTTAATTTCAATGAAGAGAATTTAGATCATATGCAAGACATGGCCAAAGACTTTGGATTTGATGTATTCACTGTGGTGCGTAGTAGTAAATTTGGCGGAAGGTATGCGACCAAAGGTGTAGACCTTTTAAAGCCAAGCCCGGCTGGAGTCGCAAAAACATCACAGTATGAAATGGATTCTGAATATTTTACTCCTGTAGTTCCCTTTGTCTTGAAATCCAAAGAGATACATCCGTGGGCTCAATGCATCAACTGGACTACACAGATATTAATAAATGTCGACGGGTTGGTTTTCCCCTGTGCTTGGTTCCACTCGGGCTATATGTCGAATCCGTTTTTTGAAAAATACAAAGATAAACTCAGTATCAAAACTAGAACACTCAGCGAAATACTTGCTGACCCCATGTGGGACGAATTGGTATCTAGTTTTGATACCAATCCTTTGCCTATCTGTCAGATGAAGTGTAAAAATGGATAAAGTGTTCTGTAATGTTCCTTGGTTAGAACTGCATATTAATTCTAACGGCAGTTACCGTAGTTGCGGAGCACAGCCCAATCAACTAGTTGAGAATGACCAATATAATGTCCATCTGATGACTATTCCTGAATGGATCAACAGTGCGTATCAATGCGATGCTAGATTGAAAAAACTCCAAGGCATCAAAGAACCTTTGTGTGATATGTGCTATCATGAAGAAAATGTTGGTAGCAGCAGTAAAAGAGTCAAAGAGAATTTTAAAAGTTACATCAGTCTAGTTAATTTTGAAAAGACATATCAACAGAGTCCTGATTGGCAGATGTTTGAATATGGCCGTGATCGACAGGGCTTGACTGATAATCTACGACCCAATAGTTATCATATAAGTTTAGGCAACGAATGTAATCTGGCCTGTAAGATGTGTAATCCTAAAGTCAGCAGCCGGCTGGCAGTGGAAGCTGTAAAAGAGGGCTTGTGGTCGGGACCTACCAGAGTAAATTGGACCACGAATCAACAGGCATGGGATCATGTGGTTGATTATATCTGTTCTACCGATGATCTTAGATACGTGCATCTGCTAGGTGGAGAAACACTGTTGAATCCTAGATTTGAAGAGTTGGTTGATCGACTATTAGCCGCAGGCAAGCAAGATATATATCTAGGTTTTACTACCAACGGAACTGTGTTAAATATTCCATTGATAGAAAAATTAAATCAGTTTAGACACGTGGACATCGGCATCAGTATCGAAACCGCCGATCAATTGAATGACTATATTAGAAAGGGCGGTAACACTGCCAGAGTATTAGACAACATAGACGTCTATTTGCAATATCGAAAACAATCTCATGTGTATGTAACTGTGCGTCCAGTGCCTAGTGCGCTGAGTGTGCATACCTTAGATGATCTTTACCGTTGGTGCATCAGTAGAAAGATCGACGTCATGACTAACATATTGGTGCGTCCTGAATATCAGCAGATTAGACATTTACCTGATGCTATTAAACAACGACTACTAGAACAATATAGTCTGTGGACTTATAGTGATCCACAGCCAGGAATCGCTAATCCTCGAGATCCAAATAGATTTCAAGAACATATTGACAGCGAGGTTCGTGCTGTAGTAAACTCATTAGAGTTACCCGGTGATCCCGTGCAAACTAAAATACTCTATGACAAGTTAAGTGCATGGGGTTGGTTAGATCAACCAGAAATAGCCAAATATTTTGTGTAATTTCAATTTATAGGCTTGACAATTTTTAACGAACTATATATCATTATAGAAGGAGAACTACATGGCAGCAGGCGATAAGAAACTACATCCAAGTAAAAGACACAACAATCCATTGGCATACAAAAGTGGCAAACCAAGATTAAGAACACTTAATATCGAAAAACTAACAGCACTAATAGAAAAAACGCAACGCAAGAAAGACAAAGCAAAGATTACCAAAGAAATCGCAAGACAAACAGTAATGAAATCAAAAGGAGAACCAAATGTCAACAACGCATGATCAAATCTTAGAAGCATTAGAAGCATATAAATCAGAAAACGAAAAATTTGAAACCAAAGGTGTTAAAGCAGCATCAGCACGTGCTCGTAAAGCACTAGGTGACCTAGGCAAACTAGCTAAAACACGTCGCGCTGAAATTCAAGAAAAGAAAAACTCACTATAATGTCATATGAATGTCCTTGGATTTATAACGGTAAGGCCTTTGAATCTGAGGACATTCAAGACTACTACGGCTTCATATACAGGATAACTAATACTGTTAACGGATTTGATTACGTTGGCAGGAAATACTTCAAAACCATCAAAAAGAGACCACCTCTAAAAGGCAAGAAAAACAAGCGCAGGGAAACAGTCGAAACTGATTGGAAAGAATA